CCGGTCCTCGGCCTCCCAGATCAGCCCGGCCAGGTCGCAGGCGCGGTAGAACACCGCATCCACCCGCAGCGCATCGGGCGCGGTGGTGATGACCGACGCCATCATCGGTCGCGGAAAATTGACTGTCCAGAAACGCGGATCGAACCGCTTGATGAAGCTGCGGACCTGCTGGTCGGCGGCATTCGCCAGCCACCATCCCACGCCTCAGCCCTCCGCCGCTTCAAGCGCGGAGCGCACCGCCCGCGCCACCTGCCGCGAGGACCGCGCCAGCGCCCCGCTGCCCTCGCCCGCCGGCGCGTTGATAGTCACCGAAACCCGCACATCCCGGCCGCCGGAAACCGCTCCCGCCACCACCTGCCCGCTCGCATGCGGCACGAACAGTTCCGGCCCGCGCTCCCCCACCACATAGGCCCGCCCCGGCGCGACCGGCCCGCCGGTCGCCCGGCCCGGCAGGCCGAGCAGCGATCCGATCGCCGTCGTCGCCAGCGACAGCAGCCCGCCCGAACCGCCGCCGCCCAGCACCGCTCCGATCCCGCCGTGCAGGGCCGAAGCGGCGATTTCGTTCATCGCCGACAGCGCCACCCGCTTGAGATCCTCGAACCCCAGCTTGCCCGTGCGGATGCTCCGCAGCAGCGCGCTTTCGATCAGCCCGCCCGCCCGGGCCGCCGCGCCGCCCAGCCCGTCCTCGATGGTCCCACGCATGTCCGCGACATCGCGCGCGAACCCGGCGGTGTCGGCGCGCACGCTCACCACCAGCCGCTCGATTTCCTCATCCATCCGGAAACATCTCCATCAACCGCGCGAGATCACCATCGCCGGCGCGCACACTCCCCGCGCCATCGCCAACAAGCACCTGAAAAATCACATGAAGTTCGGCCGGTGTCGTTGCCCAAAATTCGCTTGGCCGCCATCCCAATGCTGCACCGGCAATTCCCGCCAAACGCGCAGCACGAACGGCAAAACTGTCAGCGCTCACCGCCCCGCCAATATCTGCTGCAACAGCATCTTCAGCACCGGCGTCGCGTTCGCCAGCCCGCCTTCCGCAACCGCATCCCCAAGCCGCTCGCACGTCAGCCCCGCAGGCCGCTCGGCGTTGCAGTGCCAGAACAGACCGACCATCTCGGAAAGCCGCAGCCCGCCCGCCGCCGCGCGCTCCACCAGCGCAAACAACGATCCAAGCTCCTCTTCCGCCGCCACCAGCGCCCCGAAGCTGGGCCGCAGCCGCAACTCCAGCCCCGCCGCCCGCAGCGTCGCTTCCCCCCGCGCCGGATTGCTCACGAGGCCACCACCTGGCCCGAGCTTTCGAGCGCGAGCGTGTAGCTCCGCTCCCCATTGAAATCGCCCGAGTAATCCAGCCGCGTCAGCAGGAACTTGCCCTGCAACTGCTCCCCGCTTTCAAAGACGAGCTGATAGTCGTCGATCGTCCCGGCCAGCGCATTGTTCTTGAGCCGCGTCTCCGCCGCCGATCCCGTGAACACGCCCGCCGCGGTCACCGATACCGATCGCACCCCCGCGCCCGGCAGCAGTTCGCGCCACCCGGCGGACGATTTGTTGGTGATCACCACCGCCTCGCCATTGATCGAAAGCTGCGTGGTCCGAAGCCCTGCCACCGTCGAGAACACCGGCGTCCCCGCCCCATTCCCGATCTTCAACAGAAACGCGCTGCCCTTTTCGGCTGCCATAACGATTTCCTCCGAAAGAATTTCAGATCTCCAGCGTTCGCGCCCGGTACTGGACGAACCCAGCCCACGGCCCCTCCGGATCGCGCACCACCCGCGCTCGCAGGAAAATGAGGCTCACCAGCCGATGCCCGTCGAGCGTCGCCCCGATCCCCTCGATCGCGATCTCGGCCTCCGCCATCAGCGCATGCAGCCGCGCGGGTGTGGCGCCGTCGTCCCAGATCGTGATCCCGATGCGATGGTCGCGCCCGCGCCCGCTCTTGTGGCTCCAGTCGGACGTCGACCCGTCCTCGATCACCACATAGGGCCAGGCCGCGCGCGCGGGCGGTCCGTCATGGATGCCGCTCACCACGCCCGCGATCGGCGCATGCGCCTGCAGGGCCGCGACCAGCGCCGCCTGCACTGCCTCCGCCGCCCCGCTCATCGCAGCCAGCCCGCGACGTCGCGCAGCACCGCCAATGCCGGGTCGCGCAGCCAGCGGATCGCCAGCCGCCGCCCGCTGATCACGATGCCGTCGCCCTCTTCCGAAACCGCCACATCCCCCGGCAAATCATCCCGCAATCGCGCTGCCATCAGAATACGCCTGTTGCGTGCGCGCCGCGCCGCGATCTCCGCCAGATGCGCCGGGAGCCGATCCATCGTCATCGTTCTTCCTCCGTGCCGAGTGTGAGCTGATCGGGCGCGCGCGGATCGGCCATCAGCGATCGGACCCGCAGCCTGCGGCCGGCCCACAGCACCCGGTCGCCGATCGTCGGCAGCGGCGCCTCGGCGCGCATCGTCACCGCCCAGCGCGGCATCGCCGCTTTGGCATCGGCTTCCGCGATCGGCCCGATCAGGTCCGGCGCGATCTCCACCCAGGCGCTCCGCATCGTGATCCAGTCGCCGCTCGCCGCGCCCAGAACGTCGCGCGCATCTTCGCGCCGCTCGATGATCACACGGGTCCGCAGCCGCCCCGCAAGCGCGCCCTTCATCGCAGCCGCATCCGCCGCCACGGCCGCCAAAGCGCCGCCACCGCGATCGGCGGCCTGCCATCGTCACGCGCGTCGCGATGCGCGTGGAGATGTGCGACCAGCCGGATGATCCCCTGCCGGATCATGTCGGGCAGCCCCGCCCACCCCGCCGCGATCCCGGCCTGATAGGTGACGACGATCCGCCCCGCCGCGCCCGGATTGCTCACCCGCACCCAGCCGTCGCCATCCGCATCGATATCGATCGCATAATCGCTGACCGGCAGGTCGAACGCCGCCCCCTCGGTGGGCAGGCCCTGCACGGACGTGATCGCCCTGACCGGCGTCTGCGCCAGCCGCCGCCAGCTGCTGACCGCCGGGATCGTCTCCTCGAATGTGCGGATGACGATCGCCTGCGAAAGGAACCCTTCCGCCACCGCCCCGGCGGCCGCGAGCAGCGCCGTCACCCCGGCGTCATCGGCGTCGCTTTCGATCCGCAAATAGCCCTTGGCATCGTCAAGGCCGGCGGCAAGCGCCGCGGCCATGCCGGGATCATCGATCATGAATTGCCCCCAGTTTTGGATCGGTCGCGACTAAATGGTGTCATCCCCGCGCAGGCGGGGATCCAGTTCCACCGTGGCGACTGGATGATAGAGCGGAGCTGGATTCCCGCCTGCGCGGGAATGACAATGTTGGTGGAACTAAACCCGCAAGTGCGCCCGAAACGCGCGCTGCACCGCTGCCCCCTCGACCGCGCGGCCCGTGCTGCTCGGATGGATGCCGTCGACATTGACCAGTGTGCTCATCGCCCGCCCGTCGGTCCAGAATTCGAGCCGCGTATCGATCACGCCGCCGCCGGTCTTCGCCACCCGCCGCGCGATCGTGTCGGATCGGTGCGCATATTGCTCGGACGCCACCGTCGGCGACAGCCGCGGATTCTGCGTCAGCGCCACGATCTGCGTGCACGGCAGCCGCGCGTCGACCAGCCCCTTGAACGTATCGACCAGCCCCGTCATCGCCGCGCCAAGCTGGTTCTGGTTGTGGCCAAGGTTGAGCAGCAGCACCGGATGATTGCCCGGCACCGCCACCTTCGGAAAGCGCGTGCTGTCGTTGAAATAGGCGAAATCCTTCCCCGCCGCCGATCCATTGTAGATGTGCAGCGTCGGCGATCCGGCGATGGGCGACACCACATCCTCGTTCGCCCAGCCCTCGAGCAGCACCGGGCTGATCCGCGCCCCGTCGATCCCCTGCCGGATAGCCGCGCCATAGATCCGGCCTGAAATCACGCTGGTCGCCGATTGGGTGCCGCCCAGCTCGTAACTGATCCCCGCCGGGGCATTCAGCGCCGCGATCGTCCCCGCCGATGTCTGGGTGCTGCCAAGCTGGGTCCAGCTCGTCGCCCCGATCGCCTGGGTCCAGAACTTCACATCCTTGCCCGACGCGCCATTGTCGATGTCGAGCGTCGCGCGCACCCGGTAACGCTGCCCGTCGGTAAAACCGGTCGCCGCGCTGCTGGTCGCCGTGACGATGCTCGATCCGTCAGCGGTATATTCGAGGCTCAGCGCTCCGCTTGTGGTTACCCGGAAAC